GAAAATGAAGGATTTATAACTCATTGATTTTCAGTTACTTATAAAAAGGGTATAACTTGTTGATTTTCAATAGGTTATACCCCTTTTTTTATTTGGTAATATCAGATATTTTTCGTATCTTTATTATGTAATAAAAGTGATAGATATGCTTAATAGAAAGAAAAGGTCTGACCGTAACCACATTATTTACGAAATTTTCAATACCTTCAATGGTAAAAGTTATTTGGGTATTACGGCCTGTATTGGTAGAAGAACAAATTATTCAGTTGTTAATCGTTTTAACAAACATTGTTCAAGAGCTAAAATGGAAGATAAAGATTGGGCTCTTTATAGAGATATGAAAAAATTTAACAAAGATGTTTACGAACTTTATATTGTTGAAGTTGTTAGAGGTAAAGCTCTAGCTCACCAAAAAGAAGTTGAATATCTTAAAGAATATAATTACGAACTTAATTCAACACATTAATTATGAATGATAAAAAAATAGTATGGATTGATATGGATGGTGTGCTTGTTGATTTCAATGGGCACGTTGAAGAAACTATATCAAAGAATGAATTTCTAAAAACAGCTTATAAAGGAAGGTATGACCACATACCGGGTATTTTCAGAAACCCTAAACCAATTGAAGGAGCTGTTGAAGCAATTAAGAAATTAGCAGAAAGTGGAAAGTATAATTTGTATATCGCTACCGCAGCACCTTGGGGTAATCCGATGGCGGCTATGGATAAAAGATTTTGGATTGAAGAACACTTTGGTAGATTGTTCCATAAGAAAATGGCAATCACTCACCTTAAAGGATTATTAATTGGTGATTATCTTATTGATGATAGAACCGCAAATGGTGCTGGTGAATTCAAAGGTGAACTATTAAGATTCGGATGGTCTTACGAAACAAAAGAATTTAACGAATACCCAACTTGGGATTCTATACTTAAAAAACTCCTATAATGAAAAAGTTATTAACCCCTATCGCTTTATTATTTGTATTAGTATCTTGTGAGAAAAGAGATTACTATGAGCCAATTAAAGAGTACACATTCACAATTGATTCGGTACTAACAAGAGATGGATTACGTTCCTTACCAAAAGATACCAATGGATTGTATCATCTTAAAATTGTTGTAAATGGTACTCCGCAATCACATAGAGTTGTTGGTAGAATAAAAGTGAATGGTAGAGAGCCAATACCGGCTGAATTAGTAGCTTGGGAAAGTAATATGTATTGGTGGTTGAGGCGTGGTGATACTACGGCAACTATTACACAAGCTTATGTAAATTATTTTACAGGCCAATATACAATAGTACAATTACCACCAATGATTGCTAGTAAAGATGAGTTAGTACCAACAATAAATAAATCAAGCTACAGTGGTACTAATGGTGAAATTAATACTATAATATCTCCTATAAGAGAAATGATTGGTGATACTATGGTTGTTAAGGCATACAATTGGAATTCAAATAAAACTTTATTTACAAAAATAGTCATTGAATAATGAGAAAGAAAGAAGTTAAATTACCTATGACTCCTATAACTGAAAAAACCTTTGAAAGACAAGGTTGGAGAAAAGTAAATGCAGATGATGGTATGGATGAAGATGGAAACGAACAAAGTGGACATTACTATTATACACTTCCGATTCCAAAATATAGAGATGATGAATTCGCACCTATGTTGGTATCAAACTCAACTGATGAGCAATTACTCCTAAAAGAGATTGGTATAAAGCAAGGTCAATTTTTTATAGAGATTGGTGATATGGATGGATTGGGATTTTGTAGTAGTGAAGAAGAATTGGATGTATTATATTCAGCCCTATGCGGTGAGGATATTGAAGAAAATTTGGAAAATCAAGAATAAATTTGTATATTTGTAATTATGAGAAATTATACTGAAAAACAATTGAAGGAAAATTACGATAAGTTCATATCCTTCGTAAAGAAAGCATTCGCTAATCAACCTGAGAGATTAGAGAAATTATTGTATATGTACTCCGAAGACCAATTAGGAATGGAGTTGTTGATGGCACCTGCAAGTGGTAAAGCGCATTTCCATTCAGCATACACTGGTGGTTACATTGACCATGTTATGAATGTATGTAAGAATTCAATTGGAATGATGAAGCAATACAAAGAGAATGGTGGTATCATTGATTTTGAAGTAGAAGAATTATTGTTTGCAGCATTACATCACGACTTAGGTAAGTTGGGTGATTTGGGTAAACCTTATTATGTTGAGCAGGAGAGCGATTGGCATCGTAAAAATCAAGGTTCTTTATTCAAACAAAACCCTGATATTCATTATATGGATGTAACACATAGAGCATTGTGGACATTGCAACATTATGGTATATCTTTTACTCAAAAAGAAATGTTAGGTATTATGTTAGCAGATGGATTATATAATGAATCAAACAAAAAGTATTTTGTATCATACGATGAGAACTTTCAGTTAAAGACTGAATTACCTTACTTATTACATTGGGCAGACCATATGAGTTGCCGAATTGAAAATAGTGAATATAGAAATGGCGTGAAATTTTAATTTACGCTATATTTATATAACGATAGTACCCGGCCGGTATATCAAACCCTAAATCGCTCAAAAGAGGATTTAGATTTAACGCTTAAAAAAGGTAAAAAAATGAAAAATCAAATTCAAAGGGGATTCCCTACCCCATTTAACAGGGACGAGTTTTTCTCGCCATTCGATACTCTTTTAGATAGAGTATTTTCTGAAAATTTTCCTGAATTATCAAAAGAAGTAGGTATCACACCTTTCGCAGCTTCGGCATATCCAAAATGTGATATTGTTGATTTCGCTGACCGTATTGAGATTATTGCGGAAATTCCTGGTCTAAGTAAAGACCAAATAACCATTGATGTAGAAGATTCAATCATTACATTGAAGGGTGAAAAAAATACCAAAGTTGAAGAAAAAGAAGGTGGTACATACCTTCGTAGAGAAGTGAAACGTTCTTCATTCCAAAGAACATTCACAGCCGATACAAAAATCTTCAATTTGGATAAGCTAAAAGCTAAGTTCGAAGATGGTGTGTTAGAACTAACAGTACCAAAAAGAGAAAAGGAACAACCTAAGAAAAGAACAATTTCAATAGGTTAATCCTATCAAAATAACGAAAGGGTGGGTATCAAAATCCACCCTTTTTATTTTTAATCAATATTTATATAGAAACAAATAATAGTTTTATGAAACCTGAATACAAAATGAGAGCTCAAGAAAACTTAGAAGCAATTGCTAAGAGAGCAAAAGTTATTTCTGAAATGTTAAAAGGCGAAAGACCAGCTAATCCTGCTGAGGCTACAAAATTAACAGTAGAAATTGAAAGATTAGTTGAGTTGACACAAAATATAGTAGACTTATCATAAGAAAATGAATTGGTTAAAAATATTGGTTGGATTATCAGCAGTTATTGTTGCTGGTTGTGCAGCTTACTTCTCCGTAACGGGATTGGGTGTTCTATTTGCAGGAGCATCTATATCAGTAATGGTAATGGCAGGTTCTTTAGAGGCTGCAAAATTAGTTGCCGCAACTTATCTAAAGCAAGAATGGGATACACTTAAAGGATTTAATAAATGGTATCTAACGATAGCAGTAGCAACTTTAATGCTTATTACATCGGCTGGTATCTTTGGTTACCTTTCTAATGCCTTCCAACAACAAAATCTTTCCTTACAAAAAGTGGAAAGAGATATTGCAGTATATCAAACTCAAATTGAAAAGAACGATAAGGAAATTGAAAGATATACTAATCAATTAAACAATCAACAAAACATTCGTAACTCACAAGAGGCAAATTTATCTAAACAAATTGATAAAGATAAATCAACAGCAAGAGTATCACAAATGATTCGTAATGCTGATAAAGAGATTAGTTCTATATCCAAACGTATTGATGAACTAACAAAACAAAATAATGTTTCTTTAGATTCAATAAATTCAATTAAAAATAATAATATTGAATTAGAAAGAGAAGTTGGTGGATTCCGTTTCGTAGCAGATGCGTTTGGTGTTCCACTTAATGATGTTGTTAAATTCTTTATCCTTATTATCGTATTAGTATTTGACCCATTGGCAGTAGCATTGATTATTGCGTTTAATGGTTTGATTATGAAACGTAGAGAAGAAAAGATAATGGAAAAAATTGAGAGTAAAGATTATGAAGTATATGGTGATAAAGAAAAGCAAAAAGAAGCTTTAGTTGAGATGATGAAGAATGACCAAGAATTGGGATTGTATGATGAACCAATGGAATTATCAGAAAATGATAAAAAAACATTTTTTGATAATATAGAAAATCCACCGGCTCCAAACGAAGAATTAAAAGAAGCGGCTTCTCAATACAACGAAGAAGTAAAAAAAAACGAAATTAATTCCACTACAACAAATGTGGAAACGAATGAGATAATTAGTGAAGAAATAACTGATGCTGATTTGTTAAAACTTGAACCTGATTATTCTCCAAGATATATTGATATTGATGGGGATGGATCTGTTGATGGAATTGATACAGATGGAGATGGTATAATAAATGAAGTAACTGCACATCCTAATAGAGCAATGGAAATACGAAATGCACTACCTTATTATGCTAGAGCAACTTTTGATTGGAATGACCGTAAGAGTTGGATAAATGACCAAAATGCGGTTAATTATTGGATAAAACATATCAAACCTTCACAATATCCAACCGATTTTTCAAGTAAATCATATTAATATTTGGTAAATCCAAACATTTTTTGTATATTTGTATTACAACAAATAATACTAAAATGATGAATTTAGGATATGCTTGTATCAATATGAGTATGGGTAAAAAAGTTACTACTAACCGAGCTATGGTTAAGAGGACTTTTCAAACTAAAGGATTGGATTATGTATCTGAATTAGCATTAGCAAATGCAAAAGATATAATCAAAATATTAGAGTGGAATAGAATGAATGGGATTAAACTATTCAGATTATCTTCCGCTATCGTACCTTGGGGTGACCATATTGATTTAACCCAACTAAAAGATTACAAAGAGATTAAGAGTGAGTTAAAGAAAGCAGGTGATTTTGCTAAGTTCCATAACATGCGTATTAATTCGCATCCTGGTCCATTCGTTGTATTAACTTCACCAAATGAAGAAGTTGTTAAGAACGCAATAGCAGATTTGGAATTGCATGGTAAGATATTTGATATGATGGGATTATCTAAAACACCATTCAATAATATTAATATTCATTGTAACGGAGTTTACGGAGATAAGAAATCAGCAATGGATAGATTTTGTAACAACTTCAAACGTTTATCTAAATCAGTTCGTAGCCGATTGACGGTTGAGAATGATGACAAGGCTACAATGTATTCCGTATTAGATTTGATGTATATTCATAATAAGATTAAAATTCCAATTGTGTTTGATTATCACCATCACACATTTTGTACAGGCGGATTAACCGAAGAAGAAGCACTTAAATTAGCCGCAACAACTTGGCCTGATGGAATTACGCAAGAAGTTCATTACTCAGAACCAAAAGAAGGAACAAAACCACAGGCTCACGCTGATTACATAAAACAATTACCCGAAACATACGGATTAGATATTGATATTATGGTTGAGGCAAAAGCAAAAGAATTAGCAATATTACCTTTTATTAAATGATGAATTACATAGCAATATTAACCTTTCAAATAATGTTCAATATCTTTAAGGTATTGGAGATTAAATTTACTTATGAGAATCAACTAAATAGGTTACTTATTAATTCAGTTTGGATTAATTTGGTATCACTTGCTTCAGTTTATTTTTCATTGGATAGTTTGTTAAAAGGAGATATGTGGGTACTACCATTTTATATTGGAGGTAGTGTATTAGGTAAATGGATAGCAATGACTCAAATGGATAACTTAGAATCTAAATTATTTATATTTTTCAAAACAAAAGAAGATGGCAAAAGGAATACTAGAGTTTGACCTTAATGAACCAGATGATATATTGGCACATAAACGTGCAGTTAAAGCAACTGATATGGCTATTGCATTATTTCAATTTGCACATAATACTAAAAAAGGATTTGAATGGAAATTGGACAAATACGAATCTAAAGAAGATTTGTTAGATGCGGTATATGAGCAGTTTTGGGATATAATGGAAGAACATAATATAAGATTGGATGATATAATAAACTAATTATGGCTAACGAAATAGATAGACAATATAAAGAATTATTAGAACACATTATCAGATTTGGTGTTGATAAAACTGATAGAACCGGTACAGGTACTAAATCTATTTTTGGATGGCAAATACGTCACAATATGCAGAATGGGTTTCCAGCATTAACAACGAAGAAATTAGCATGGAAGCAAGTATGTTCAGAACTACTTTGGTTCTTAACAGGCCAAACTAATATTGCTTTCTTACACAAATATAACAATCATATATGGGATGGTGATTATGCTAAGAGTGGAAGAACTGATGGTGAGTTAGGACCTATCTATGGTAAACAATGGAGAAAGTGGGATGGTAAGAATGGAAGAATTGACCAAATAGATGATTTAGTGAGAACCATAAAAGAAAATCCAGATAGTAGAAGATTGATGGTATCTGCTTGGAATGTAGGTGAATTAGACCAAATGGTTTTACCACCTTGTCATTATGGATTTCAATGTTACGTTAGAGAAGGTAAGTATCTTTCCTTAATGTGGAATCAACGTTCAGTGGATACATTCTTAGGATTACCTTTTAATATTGCTTCTTATGGGTTATTACTTCATATATTAGCAAATGAATGTGGTATGATACCTGATGAATTGATTGGTAATTTAGGGGATGTACATTTATACTCTAATCATATTGAGCAGGCTAAAGAACAACTAAGCCGAACTCCATATGAACTACCAACACTAAAAACCGAAGTGAAAATAGATGGTATATGTTGTGCTACACCTGATGATTTTATATTAGAAGGTTATCAACACCACCCAACAATTAAAGCACCTTTAAGTAATTAATTATGGCAAATTTTGATGTAAAAATACAACACCCAAAAAGAGTAGAAAAAAAATGGGGATATGAATTGTGGATACATAATGATAAAGATTATTGTGGAAAGTTATTAGTGTTCAATAATAGTGGTGATAAATTTTCAATGCACTATCATATGATTAAAGATGAAACGTGGTATGTACAAGAAGGAGCATTTCAGTTTGATTGGCTAGATACTGAAAATGGTGAAAGACTTTACACACAAATCCAAAAAGGTGATGTGATTGAAATTAAAAAAGGATTACCACATCAACTAACCGCATTAACTGATGGAGCAACTATCTTTGAAGTTAGTACACAACACTTTGATGAAGATAGTTATAGAATTTACCGAAACCAACCAAGTGATTTAGAATAATGACAAAGATAACAAAATATTTGAGAAATTTAGAAGAACTAAAAAAAGAATTGGAAGAAAATCCTGAAAACATAAAATACTATATAGGTTATATGGGATTTAATTCTGAAGATGACCGTTCAATAGATTTCATAAACGAAAAAATAAAAGAATATAAAAATAAACAAAATGAAAGTACAAAAAATTAAAGAATCTATTATAAGCACAGATGATTATAATGAATACAAATCTTTAATATCTAACCTAGATGGATTTGTATTTAATGGTGCCGATGTTGGTATAGATAAAAGAATTATTACAATTCGTTTGGGTAATAAAGAAGATGAATTAAATTTGATTAATCCTAAAATATTACAAGTTTCTGATAAACCATTGGTTTACTTTGAAAAAGATAGTATTAAAAAGAATAAAGTTAGAAAAACAATTCGTTATCCTTGGATTGTTTTACAAACTGATAATTTAGGAAAAGTTGAATTCAAAGCAGAAAAAACTGATTGGAAAAACGCTGATGAGTTTTTTGGTGATGTTGGGTTGTTAGAGTGTGTTTTAGTACAAAGAGCAATAGATGCAATTGATGGTATTGATATTACACACCCATCAAGATCTTATTCAGAAACTATTGTAAAGGATAAAGAACCTGGACGCAACGAAAGAGTTATGTTGCAGGGACCAAATGGTGAGATGGAATTTGTTAAGAGTAAAAAGATTGATTCCTATCTCGAAAAGGGTTGGCAATTAATCTAAACTCTAAAAAAATGGCAAGATTTATATTTATCACTACCAACGAAGAAAATAGAGAAGCTTCTAAAATTGAGTTTACTGTTCCTGATGATTTGGATATTTGGGAGTATAAAAGAATATGTATGAGAATGGCAGGGGCAATGGGTTATACAAATATATCTATTAAGAAGGCTTTTGGGCACGAATATAAAAGAGAATTAGATTACGAATTAACACAAAACCTACAAGCCTTATATTCAGGCTCCTATGTATAATATGGAAGCAAAAACAATAGCAGAAATACTAACACATCAGCAAGAAAATATACTTGCACTTAAAATTACTTTGGATTCTCTTATTGAAGAATTGAATGAATTGGAAGTAATTGATTATGGTAAGTTAGAAAAGAAAGTACAAAGAAGAATTAAAAAACTTCACAATTTAGCAAAAAAAGCACAAAAAGAACATACAGAAATGGATATTCCATTTAACCTTTTTGGTAATCCAATTGCTGAGGCTTAAATTTGGAATTATCAAAAAATTGTTGTATATTTGTATAATAACTAAAAATTTATGGATTATTTAATAGGTTTTTTATTAATAATATTATTACCAGCTTCAATAATATTCAATATATTACTTCTTATCAGAGGTATTAATTTTGTAAAACAAAATGAACAATTAAAAGATGTAATTAATGTTTATGAAGATAAACAATTACAAACTCAAGAAAAATTAGAAACTATGTTGCAAATGATGAGAGATATTGATATTAGAGGTTCATTTGAATCAGATGACGAAGTTGGAGCTGTGTTCTCTGAATTAAAGAACACAATTGAAACTTACAAAAATGAAATCTAATCATGCCAAGAAAAAAGAAAGACAGAGTTTATTTTACAATAGATACTGAAAAAGCAATTATTGAATATAATAAAACAACCGATATAAAAATCAGAAATAAAATTTACGAAGAAAGTATAAAATATCCATTTGAGAAATTAGCAGAAAATATTCTTAATACTTTCAAATTTTCTTATTTTGATGTAAGTAAGGAAGATGTACAAATGGAAGTGGTATCTACACTAATTGAAAAAATACATATGTTCCAAGAAGGTAAGGGTAAAGCATTCTCTTATTTTTCTATTGTTGCTAAAAACCATTTGATTCTAAAAAATAATAGCAACTACAAACGTTTCAAAAAAACAGCACTACTTTCTGAAATGCCCGAAAGCTGGAATCCAGAAGATGATTTTAGAGAAGTAGAACAAGGAAATGAGTTTGTAGAATTCAAAGAATTAATGTTAAAATATTGGGACCAAAATTTGACAAGAGTTTTTACAAAGAAAAGAGATATTCAAATTGCAGATGCTGTTTTAGAATTATTCCGTAGAAGTAGGTATATAGAAAATTTTAATAAGAAACACCTATATTTACTAATCCGAGAAATGACAGATTGTAAGACTCACTACATTACAAAAGTGGTAAACGAAATGAAAAAACATCAGGTAAAGATGTTAAACGATTACTTAGACCACGGAATGATTAAATCTCCAAATAACGATTTTTGGGAAGAAGAATATTTATAATCTATAAAGGATTATATTATGACAGATTTAGCTTCAATGTTATTACACAGCCGTACACAGGCTCACGTATTCCATTTAAGGGTATCTCCTAATGGATTAGCTCCGCATCTTGCTTTAGAAGGGTACTACGATGGTATTGTAGGGATGATAGATGGTTTGGTAGAGGGTTATCAAGGAATGGCTGGTTTGATTGAATTCAAAGCAGTAAAAGGAATTGACAATGATGCATCTATTGAGAACATCATCGCTTATTTTGAAGACCTGTTAAAATTTGTACAAACTAATAGAAAATCAGAAGAATTATCAGCTAGCTGGATTCAGAACGAAGTTGATAATGTTGAAAAATTAATATATTCTACACTCTATAAGTTGAAAAATTTATAGTAATTTTACTTAAAAAAGTTAGTAATTAATGGGTATCTAATATTTATGCTTAGATACCCATTTTAGTATCTAATTGTTTTGCTTTAGTACGTTATTTCCTATTTGTTCCGTTTATTGGTTTCCGCAAGTGTTATCTAACTTGTTATACTAACATAATAAGCTGATATACTCATGCAATACATTAAATCTCAGGTTTTGAACTTAAAAGAGTTTTTGTTCAAAGCGTTTCTTACTGGTGTGCTTACCTTCATAGGTTTAGCATTCCTGTTCCAAGTTTTTATGGTGTTCTTAACCT